CAGACACAACGAATTTGACACACATTTTACCACGTAAAATATTAAAGAATGAGATCCTGTTATTTATACGTGTATTGTTACCAAATAATCATCCCAAGCATTTATATCAACATCAAAATCCCCTCCAACTTGCCATTTATAAGAATTAAGCTTAATTGGACGTTTAAGAAAATCTTTATATGATGCTATGCGTTCATCCCTAGATTTACGCACATCATCAACAAAATCATCTATCTTATACGTGTAACCAGTATCCTGATCACTAAAGGTCATTTGTTGTTGACGCATCTCATTATCTTGTTGTGGTGCCATTACAGCCGCACTATGTGGTGTGTTGTTAGTAACTTCCATACCAGAATGCGGTTCAAATCGCGTACAAAAAGATTGAGGTACAAGAAGGGTAGCATAAACTCTATCATTATAAGAGACTATATTACTAGCTATAGGTATAATATTAATACGCCTTAAATCACTAATAATATGTCTATACTTAGACAAAGCAAAACGAGTTAGCTCAGCACCAACTGTTAGTTCGCATGCTACCCAATGACAATTTTTGTATCCCTTGAAATGTTCACCATCAAATGGTCGTAAATTCCAAGTTGCACAAAAATCATCCTTAGTCTTCATAGATGTAGATTCTGGAAATTGATCTTCTTCAACATCTGATTGAGGACTAAAAACATCACCATTTATAGTCAAAGGGGGATCTAAGGGTATTCGCATCAATTCAGAAGAATATAATTTGAGTTCCTTAGCTATTAGACTAGATGGCAATAAACTATCATGGACATCAACAAAAGATTGAGCCTCGAACATATAACGAGAGTTTAGTTCGTCGACCACATCTAAATTTTTGGCCATGACAATTAACATATTATAAGTTTGATACTTATAATATCGCGGTGAATCCACACCGACTTGAGGTAGAAGTTTTAATAAACCCCTGTCGCGTAACTTCTTTGAACTACGACGGAGTGTTCTAAATGAAAATTTAGTAAGTGCATTATACAAAAGAT